CCTCAGAAGAAGATCGTCTTGCTTTAGAAGAATTGTTTTCAACAGAAGAAGGTTACGATGAGTTTATATCATCAATCATGGAAGACGATGATGAAGATGAAGACGAAGATGAAGACGAAGATGAAGACGAAGATGAAGACGAAGATGAAGACGAAGATGACGAAGACGATGACGAAGATGAAGTTGTTGAAAAGAATCCAAAGTTAAAAAAAGAAGCTAAGAAAGCTAAGAAATAATAATTTGAATTAGGTAGGAATAAAAATGATTGTTAAACCTTTATCAGCAGAAACATCCTTAACTACGGCCACATCAGTTAGTTCTGCATCTGTTGTTCGTCTGTATAACAAAGGCACCGCAGATCACAGAATAACCAACGTTGCCACTGGCGGTCAATTCACCATGCCGGCCGGTTCTATTACTTTTATGCCAAAGTCGCCGGCGGATACAATCTCCACTGATAACACTGGGTCGGAAGTATTGGCAACGTCAGTCGCTTATCTATCCTCATAATTAATTATGCATAAATATCAATAACAAAAAAGAGATTCGAATATGAAACTGATCACAGAGTTAAATGAATCGATTCAAGTCATTGAAGAGGCAATGGAAGATGGCAAAAAGAACTTCTTCATTGAAGGTATCTTCATGCAAGGCAATTTACCAAATCGCAATGGTCGAAGATATAAGACTGAGATTTTAGAAAAAGAAGTTGATCGATACATTAAAGAGACCGTGAAGACTAACCGTGCATATGGTGAACTCGGTCATCCTAGTGGTCCTTCAATTAACTTAGATCGTGTTTCACACATGATCACAGATTTACGCCGAGAAGGCGACAATTTCATAGGTCGTGCGAAGATTTCTTCAACGCCGATGGGTGAAATAGTAAAGGGATTACTTTCTGATGGAGCAAATCTAGGAGTTTCGTCTCGTGGTATGGGTTCTTTGAAAGAAGGTAAGAATGGAGTAATGGAAGTTCAAAACGATTTTCGACTGGCTACAGCCGCGGATATTGTTGCCGACCCTTCCGCACCTGATGCTTTTGTTAATGGTATCATGGAGGGAGTTGAGTGGATATGGGATAATGGTAAGTACATTGCCCTTAAAGTTGAGGAGATTGAACGAGAAATTGAAAAATCAACTCGTAATAAGAAACTCGATGAAGGACGCAAACTACAACTTTTCCAGAAATTTATTAACGAAATCTCTCAAAATTGAGATTATATAAATATAGTTTAAATACCGAAGGAGTATAACTAATGTCCGATGAAAATTTTGATCAGGTGGACGAGATTGTTGAGAACGATGTTTCTATTGAAGAAACTACAGACTCTTCTATCGCTGAGGCCAAAAAAGCACCAACCAAATCTGCCGTACTAGCACAGGCTATGGGATATCTTGCTAATATGAGAAAAGAAGAGCTTTCTTCTTTCCTTGAGAAGACCATGACCATGGGCGACAAAGATAAGAAAGAAAAGGAAATGACAGAGAAGAACTCATCTTCAGTTACCATGAAAGAAGATGTGTTGGAATTATTCTCTGGTCAAGATGACCTTTCCGAAGAATTTAAAACCGAAGCATCGACCCTCTTCGAAGCAGCTGTTCAGAACCGTGTTGTTCTTGAAGTTGCACGAATAGAAGAAGAATCGGATGTTAAATTGGAAGAGCAAGTTACTGAATCAATCGACCAATTGCACGAACAAGTTAATAGCTACATGGACTATGTTGTTGAGAAGTGGATGGAGCAAAATGAAGTCACTCTTGAAAACAATTTCCGTGTAGAGGCAACTGAAACTTTCATTGATGGATTGAAGAATCTTTTCACTGAATCTTATGTTGTGGTTCCAGAAGAGAAAGTTGATCTTGTCTCTGAGTTGGAAACTCACGTTGCCGAATTAGAAGAATCACTAGAATCAGTTTCAGCAGAAATGATTGAACTGAACAAGGTGATCAGCGAAGCTCACGTAGAAGCAGCATTTTGTGCTGTCTCTGAAGGTTTGGCTGATACTCAGATTGAAAAACTGCGAACTCTCACCGAGAGCATAGAGCATGATTCAGTCGAGGAGTATGTCTCGAAACTTGAAATCGTAAAGAAACAATATTTCTCTGAGAGTATTGAATCTGATTCAACCGGTTTTATCTCCGAAGAAAGTTCTGTAGGTTCTAATGATGAACCTGAAGTACAACAGATCATTCCAGAAGAGATGAAAGGATACTTCGCAGCAATTTCAAAAACAAACAAACGTTAAAAACCAAACTTTACTAAATATACATTGAAACGTCCTAAGGAGATTTACAAATGAACCTCAATGAACAAATTCGTAACAAGTGGAAGTCAGTGGTCGAACATCCTGATCTTCCAGCAATCGGTGACTCGCATAAAGCAATGGTCACTTCAATGATTTTAGAGAACACCGAACGAGCCCTCCGCGAGAGTTCTGAAATTGGTGCAAATCAATCACTCATGACAGAAGACGCTATTCCTACCAACATTGTTGGTGCTGGTATGGGAGCTACAGGCGCTGGCGCTATCAAGGGATTCGATCCTGTATTGATCTCACTCGTTCGCCGCGCTATGCCTAATCTTATGGCATATGACGTATGTGGTGTTCAACCAATGACTGGACCTACTGGTCTTATCTTCGCAATGAAGAGTCGTTATAATGGTCCAGCAGATAGTGCTGGCACCCCTGAAGCATTCTTCAACGAAGCTGATACCGATCACTCAACTGTTCCTTCAGCTACAGATGTCCCCGGTGGTGAGCATAAAGGTACTACACCATCAGCAGCTGCTGATTCACCTAGTGACAACTCGTACAACTATGCAGCAGGTATGTCTACTGCTCAAGCAGAAGCACTCGGTACTACTGGCAATGTTGCGTTCGGTGAGATGGCATTTAGCATCGACAAAGTAACTGTAACTGCTAAAACTCGCGCACTGAAAGCGGATTACTCGCTCGAACTTGCTCAAGACTTGAAAGCAGTACACGGTCTGGACGCAGAGGCTGAGTTAAGCAACATTCTCTCTACTGAGATTCTTGCTGAAATTAACCGTGAAGTTGTTCGTACTATTAACGTTAGTGCCAAGCAAGGTTCTGCTACTGGTACAACTACTGCTGGTACCTTCGATCTTGACGTTGACGCGAATGGTCGTTGGTCTGTTGAGAAGTTTAAAGGTCTTATGTTTCACATCGAACGTGAAGCAAACCTTATTGCTAAAGAAACTCGCCGTGGCAAGGGTAATCTGATCATCTGTTCTTCTGACGTTGCTTCTGCACTTCAGATGGCTGGTGTTCTTGATTATACTCCTGCTCTGAACAGCAACAACGTTCAGGTAGACGATACAGGTAACACCTTCGCTGGTGTACTGAATGGTCGTTATCGTGTATATATCGATCCTTACACAACTGGTAACTACATGACTATCGGTTACAAGGGTTCAAATGCCTTTGACGCTGGAATCTTTTACTGCCCATATGTACCTCTTCAGATGGTACGTGCGGTTGATCAAGATTCTTTCCAACCTAAGATTGGATTTAAGACTCGTTACGGTATGGTCGCTAATCCTTTCGCAAATGCGACTGGCGCGATAGCAGTAGATTCAAACATGTACTACCGTCGTAGTTTTGTAACAAACCTACTATAATAAGAATCCCCCAAAGGGACACTTGCAAGGGCGCTTCGGCGCCCTTTTTTTATCTTGACATTTGTGTTCAAATCTTGTACAATCATATAGTCGCTTTTAAAACAATATAAATACCCTAAAGAGAGTATCACCGAGGCTGAATCAATGTTACAGTCAGTATTGTTATATTGGATTACTATTGTTGGTAATCAGTATTACGTTCACAAATATGATGATCATAACATTTACAGCGCAGAACCTATCGTTAATTGTATTGGTTTTAAAACCAAACCTAGCACTCTGAACTCAAAACAAATTAGTGAAGTTTATTCGTGCAAGACTGAACGATTATATTATCACATGACTGGCGTTGATACCGTTGATATTATTATAACAGGAAAATACAAGATATGACAGAATTAAATAAGAACATGCTATCGCCTGTCGGTTTTAATTTTCAAATAAAGAAAACTCCTGACATGAACTTCTTTATTCAATCAGTCACTCTACCTGGTGTTACGTTAGGATCATTTGAAATACCAAACCCATTGAAGAGTGTTCCTATGTATGGTGATCACATCACATATGGTGAACTTGAGGTTGTGTTTAAGATTAATGAAGACATGACCAACTATCTAGAAATCTTTAACTGGATTACTGCGTTAGGATTTCCTGACGATTTTAAACAGTTCAAGTCTATAAAATCCAAAACAATTTCTAGTGGTGATGGTATCTTCTCAGATGCTACACTCTCAATTCTATCAAGTGCGATGAATCCAACAACACAGATATTCATTCAAGACTTGTTTCCCATAAGTCTTTCTCCCGTCACAGTAGATACCCGCGACACTAGTATCGATCATGTTGAAGCAACAGCTTCTTTCAGATTTCAGAATTATACATTTACATCTCTGTAGTTTTAGAGTATAATAGTTATTACTATTAGTTAAGGTGTGTCTATGAAACTTGAAGAAATACATGAACTGTGGGCAGTGGATTCTCAACTCGATCAGTTAGAGTTGGACAGCACTGCCTTATCTATTGCCAAAATGCATCATAAATACTACCAGATACTTTCTAAAGAGAAATTAATTCTCAAGAAGATTGAATCGGATGCGAAGACTCTGAAAATTGAGAAGTATGAATTTTATGTAGATGGTCCAACTCAAAGTCAGATAAATTTAGGATGGAAACTACCAGCGAAAGGTAAGATCATCCGATCTGATGTGGGTATGTATCTAGACGGCGACTCAGACATCATTGCTTCAAATCTACGTGTAGCCTATCAACAAGAGAAGATTAATTTGCTTGAGTCGATTATAAAGACCATCAGCACATTAGGATGGCATGTGAAAGCAGCAATAGATTTTCGTAGAATGCAGCAGGGACTATGAGCGATCTAAAAATAGAAAAGGTGAACGAAGTCTATATCCGTGTCTCTATGGATGATATGGGCATTAGACAAGAGTTGTCAGACTTCTTCACGTTTTTTGTGCCGGGATATAAGTTCATGCCAGCCTACAAGTGCAAGGCATGGGACGGTAAGATAAGAATTTTTGATGCGATGACAGGAAGAATATACGGAGGTCTTGAGAGATATATTGAGATTTTCGCGAAAGAGAGAGGATATACAATTGAATTCTTATATGATAATTCATCGATTAATTTCTCTGTCGCCGAAGCTAAAGAATTCTTATCTCAACAGAAATTTGCACTTGAACCTAGAGACTATCAAATCGATGCGTTTGTAGATGCTGTACGTTATAATCGATGTCTATTCCTTTCTCCCACCGCCTCTGGTAAATCATTTATCATTTATATGATACTTCGGTATTATCTGAGACAAACATTGTTAATCGTTCCAACAACAACTCTTGTACATCAAATGTATTCCGACTTTGCCGAATACGGATTTAATTCTGACAAACACTGTCACAAAATATTTGCTGGTCAAGACAAAGACACAGATAAACCTGTGGTAATTACAACATGGCAGAGTATTTACAAACTACCGAAAAATTGGTTTGATAAATTTGATGTCGTGATCGGTGATGAAGCACACCTATTCAAGTCTAAGTCTTTAGCAAGCATCATGGGTAAGCTTGAAGGATGCCGGTATCGATACGGTTTCACTGGAACACTTGACGGCACTAAGACACACAAACTAGTACTTGAAGGACTGTTTGGACCTGTCAATCAAGTAACTACCACGAAGAAGTTAATGAACGAAGAACACCTCGCCGACTTTAAAATCAAAATTCTTTCGTTATCATACTCTGATCAAAACAAAAAAGAGATCAACGCACTCACCTATCAGAATGAAATAGACTTTCTAATATCACATGAAGGAAGAAATAACTTCATAAAAAATCTTGCGATATCTTTGGAAGGTAACACACTTCTTCTGTTTCAATATGTTGACAAACATGGTAGAATACTGTATAATATAATTAAAGACATTGCAGGAGATCGCAGTGTATTCTTTGTACATGGAGGAGTTTCAGGTGAGGAAAGAAATGAAATACGTAGAATTGTTGAGGAACAAAATGACGCGATTATCATCGCAAGTTACGGCACTTTCTCAACTGGTGTTAACATACGAAACTTACATTCCGTTATCTTTGCTTCTCCTTCAAAGTCTAAGATAAGAAACTTACAGTCTATTGGCCGCGCGTTGAGAAAGTCTTCGACAAAAGATAAGGCAGTACTGTATGACATTGCGGATGACTTGACTTGGAAAAAGAATCTCAACTTCACCATGAGACATCTCATGGAACGTGTGAAGATATACGATGAAGAAGAGTTTGAGTATAAATTTTATAAGGTTGGTATTGAATGACACGACATGTGATGATCAGATTAAAGGAGGGTACCGATGTTATCGGAATACTTTTATTTGAGGGTGAATCGATGATCGATATAGGTGACGCTTGTATTGTAAGATATATGATCGGCCTTGACGGTATACCCAGCATAGCACTACTGAAGTATTGTTCTCTCACCTCAGGATTCAACGTCAACTTTAAAAGAGACGATGTGTTACATGTATTCTATGATCCGTTGGACACTGTTATCACTCATTATAATAAAACTATTACCAGAATAAAGAGCAACTATGTCGGAGATGTTGCGAAGGCAAATGACATTTCTTCTTTTTTTGAAAACCTAGAACCTAGCAAAGAGGATGATGACGAACTAATCGACACACTCGATGCAATGCATTCAAGCAACACAACAATACAATAGGATTATATTATGGCGGAGTATATTAACAACAAAGAGTTTTATCAACTTTTGATTGAGTATAAAGAATCTTCAGAAAAGGCGAAGATTGAGGAGAAAGATCCACCGAGAATACCCAACAAAATCGGTGAAGCATTCATCTTAATTGCCACGCGATTATCGAACAAAGGAAACTTCGTGGGTTACACTTACAAAGATGAAATGGTTTCTGATGCCATTGAGAACTGCGTGAACGCCGTACATAGTTTTAATCCTGAAAAATCTAAAAACCCCTTTGCTTATTTCACACAAATCATTTGGTATGCCTTTCTTCGACGGATTGAAAAAGAAAAGAAACAGACGTACATTAAGTATAAGTCTCTTGAGGCATTTATGTTAGAGTGTGATATGTCGGAAGAAGAAGGCAATCCCTTTGCGAGCTTCGATATTGATAATGAGAAGATGAAACCGATCATTGAGAAATATGAGAAGAAAAAACCCAAAGACATCAAACCTAAGGGTATCGAGAAATTTATTGGGGAATAATGTATTATGAAAATTGCACTCATAACTGATACGCACATTGGAGCGAGAAATGATAGTTTACAGTTTCACGAATACTTTGATAAGTTTTACACGGAATTCTTCTTTCCTTATTTGAAAGAAAATAACATACAGAAAATTATTCATCTAGGCGATCTTTTTGACCGAAGGAAATATATTAACTTCAACAGTCTTTATCTGAGCAAGAAATATTTGTTTGACGTTTTAGAGAGAGATGGTTACGAGTTTCATTGTATTGTCGGTAATCATGATGTGACTTACAAGAATACGAATCGTGTGAATGCTCCTACGTTGTTGTTAGGTGAGTATCCTGGATTACATGTATACGAAGAACCTACTGTTACGAACTTCGGCGGCCTTGATATTCTTATGATGCCTTGGATAAACAGTGAGAACTATGAGAACTCCATGGCAACCGCGGCAGATACGAAAGCGACTGTGATGATGTCTCATCTGGAACTTGCTGGATTTGAAATGTATCGTGGAGCAGTCAATGATCACGGCCTGTCGCATAAAGTCTTTGATAAGTTTGACATTGTTTGTTCTGGCCACTTCCACCATAAGTCTTCCAAAGATAACATACACTATCTCGGTTCTCCATATGAAATGACCTGGTCTGACTATAATGATGACCGAGGGTTTCACATCTTCGATACTGAAGAAAAGTCCTTGACATATATCAAGAATCCCTATAGGATGTTCTATAAGGTATTTTATGATGATACTGAAAAGACTGAACAAGAAATTCTAGATCAAGATTTTTCTTATATTAAGGACACATATGTGAAAGTTGTTGTGAAGCAGAAAAGTAATCCTTACGTGTTTGATGTGTTCGTAGATAAATTGAATCTACATTTGCCGGCACACTTACAGATTGTTGAAGACAATTTTAACCTTGACATTGAGGATGATTCTGATATAATTAATGAAGCTGAAGATACTGTATCAATTATTAAGAAGTACATATCTAATCTTAATCTAGACAATGCGAAACCGGTTGAAAATTTATTTTATGAATTATACCATGACGCCCTGAGTATTGAATGAGTTTACATTTTAAGTCCGTAAGATGGATGAACTTCCTTTCAACAGGAAACATCTACACAGAAGTTAAGTTAGACAGATCACCATCGACACTGGTTGTCGGTGAGAACGGTGCCGGTAAGTCTACCATGCTAGATGCCATATCGTTTGCGTTGTACGGTAAACCCTATCGCAACATTAACAAACCTCAACTAGTCAATAGCATCACAAACAAAAACTGTTTGGTCGAGATTGATTTTATTATGAGGGGTAAAAACTACACGATACGCCGTGGCATTAAACCTGCGGTGTTTGAAATATTATGTGACGATGTGTTGATTGATCAGAACGCAAACATTCGCGAGTATCAAGAATATCTTGAGAAAAATATTTTAAAGTTAAATCACAAATCGTTTGGCCAGATTGTTGTGATTGGATCAGCAAACTTCACACCGTTTATGCAATTGAAGGCACATGAACGCCGCACAGTTATTGAAGACCTACTCGACATTGAAATCTTTACAAAGATGAATATGTTGTTGAAAGACAAGATCAGCAAGAATAGAGAACAACTGATTGAGTCTAAGCAGAGAATTGAATTGCTTGATCAGAAGATAGAACTTACGCATAAACATTTGAATCAGGTTCAATCATTGAAGCGAGTGAATAGAGAATCTATAGAAGAGAAGATTGCAGAAATTCAAAATGAAGCTCAAGAAATAATTGAACAGATGGAACTGGCAAATCAACGCGCAATAAGTTTACAACAAACAATTGCCGACAAAGAATCTATCGATAACAAAATCAAGAAGATGGACAAGTACAGTTATCAGCTGAAGCACAAGGTGTCATCTATACAAAAAGATATAGACTTTTTCTGCAATCACGATGAGTGTCCTACTTGTAAGCAAGAACTAGATTCGCAGTTTGTAGAGGGTCATGTTTCCGTTCAACAAAAAAAGAAGCAAGAACTGGAAGATGGCCTTGCACTGGCCGCCGATGAGTATAAGTCTATCAATGACCGATTGAAAGAAATCACCGAGTCACAAGGACAGATATCGATTCTAAACAACGAGGTTATATCATTAACAAGTAGTTTAAGTCACGCCAGGCGCACGGTAAGCGATTACCAGACAAAGTTGAGTGAGGAGACAACTGATGTATCAGATTCCTCGGTTAATGACTTGGACGCGCTCCGAGAAGAATCTAGTGCAGCTGTCAAAAATCAGAAAGAATTAATTCAACTGAAAGAACAATATGATATTGCCTACTCTCTGTTGAAAGATGGCGGCATCAAAACAAAAATTATTCGACAGTATGTTCCGATCATCAACAAACTAATGAATAAATATCTGGCAATGATGGATTTCTTTGTACAGTTTGAACTTGATGAAAACTTTGATGAGAAAATTAAGTCTCGATTTAGAGATGAGTTTACATATCAGTCTTTTTCAGAAGGCGAGAAATCAAGACTGGATCTGGCCCTCCTTTTAACTTGGAGAGCAGTGGCAAAACTTCGCAATTCATCATCTACTAACCTGTTAATTATGGATGAAATATTTGATGGATCGATGGACGGAGATGGTATGAGTTCAATACTATCTATCATGGAGAACGTTCTCTCAAAGGAGAATGTATTCGTGATCTCACATAAAGGCGATCAACTTTATGATAAGTTTCATTCGAATATTAAGTTTGTGAAACACAATAATTTTTCAAAAATTGCAATGTAGGGGTAATATATGCCATATAAAATTGTTACAACGATACGAGAACAAAGTCAAGATAAATTTTATGATGTGATTGATATGAAGTTGAGTCGCTCAAAGAAAGTCATAAAACTTTTCATGGAAGAAGACATGGCAGAACACTATGCTCGTAAAGAGTTGAAAAAAGAAGAAAATGAATTTAAAATAATTGAGGTTGAAACAGCATATGATTATGAAACTACTAGCACCGAACCATCCACTTCTACAGACGAAGATTGAAAGTTTTAATTTCAATAATCCTCCTGAAGATCCGATAGAGATAGCAGAGAAACTAAAACACACCCTAACTGAAAATAAGGCTGCAGGCCTCGCGGCAAATCAAATTGGACTTCCCTATAGAGTGTTTGCGATCAACACCGATCCTATGTTGATCTGTTTTAATCCGAAGATAACATACTATTCTGAAGAAAAATCAGTAATGGAGGAAGGTTGCTTGACATTCCCACTTCTATATGTTAGGATTGTAAGACCAAAAACAATCAGAGTAAGATTTTTTAATGAGTTGGGAGAACCACAAACTCTTTCTTTTCAAGGTGACACTGCCCGTGTGTTTCAGCACGAACTAGATCATCTGAACGGTGTTGTCTACTTAGATCGTGCCAGTAAAATACACCTCGAAAAGGCTAAACATAAAACCAAGATGATCCGGCGCAAACTTAAAAAGCAAGATAAGATCATGAAATCTCTACAGGAAGCATAGCATGGAAATTAATGTACCGATTGAAGAACTACAAAAACAAAAATTGTTTCTCGCAGTACCTATGTACGGTGGACAGTGTGCAGGTATGTTCACCCGATCAATTGCCGATTTAACCGGACTCTGCGGCCGAT